CGGTCGGTAGCTTCAATCTGGTTAGCGCGCGCTCGCTCTACTAGCGCTGGCGGAACCTCGGGGAGTAACGACACTATGTCGTTTAGTTGCTGGCGCGAGCGGAGCATATCGTTCTCGAATGCCGTGCGCCGTGTCTCGATTTCGGCAGACTGATCGTCCAGGTCGAGAGCTTTCCCGGCCTGATCTTTCAGCGCGCCGAGCGTGACCATAGTACCGTCGTCACGCATGGGAATTTGTAGCTTGTAGATTTCGTCCGGCTTGACACCGAGCTGCTCGGCCAGCGCTTCAAGGGTATCGACCTTGCCAGCAGCGCCGGCTGCGCCGTCGGTGTGTGTGTCCTTTTCTGGTTCAGCGTCGGCGAGCAGCGCGGACACCTCGTCGAGCTGGTCGTCAGAGCCGCTCGGGGGCGTCGGGTCGTCGGTCGGCTGGTCGGTCGAGCCCTGGTCGTCGACGACCTGGTCGGCCTTGTGTCGGTCCTGGACAAGCGGCGTATCACCGAGCAGCTTGGCGACCGCCGCGTGTTGGTCGGCCGAGCCCTGGTCAATCTGTACTTGTGCGTCAGCCATCTACGGCCCCCGTGCGTTTGAATCCTATGTCCTGCAGTTCCTCTACTTCCTCGGGCCCGCCTTCGTCCGTGCCATATTGCGCGTCGACCGTTTGTTCCTGCACGGCCGAGTCGAGCGTCGCTTCCCAATAGTCGAAGCTGAGCTTGGCCTGCGCTTTCACCAGGTCGGAAACGATCCTGTCCGTTTCGATCCCCTGCTGCGTTTCCAGGAATTGCTGCGTCTGGAACTGCTGCGCCGCCTGCGCCTGCTGCGCTGCCTGCGCCGACGCCTGCTGCGCCTTGATCGACTCGGGCGAGCGCGGGTCGACCCAATACCGCCGAGCGTTCGACACGCCGCCTGCAGCCGTCCAGTCGATCAGCGTGTCATGGTAGGTTCGCAGGTCGGTCAGAATGCCGCCGCCCATCCCGGCCGCGTGTAATTTCTCTTGCTGGATTAGCACACTTTCGAGCGCGCCGCGACGCTCGGCCCGTTCGTTGAAACTCATGCCGGCAACGATTTCGAGCTTGTCGCGCGAGCGCCACTGGCCCGGCGAATATGCGACGAACTCCGACCCGACCTGCTGCTCTTGCTGGTCGGGGAAGTCCTCGCGCAGTACCGCGTGAATCAGCTTGAACGCCTGGCGCACCATCGTTTCGGCGAGCGTCCTGGTTATCAGCCGGGCGAGCGCTTCCTTGCTGCTGAACTGGCGCTCGATGCCGTGCGCTGTCTCGCCTGCCACCTGGAGCTGCGCCGACTGCAGGTCGAGCGATGCACCGCCTCGCTCCGATCTGACCTGATCCATATAGTTCAGCAGCGCCAGCGACGACGGCCCCAAGTCTGAAACGATCAGCTCGCGCACCGCCGAAATGTCGTCAACACGATTTATCCCACCTGGCCGGCGCGCTTTTAAGTCCTCTATTTCGACACTTCCGTCGACGACGATCAGCTCGGCGTTATTCGCGAACGCCAAATTGTCGAGGTACTGGCGCAGCGCTTCCGTCTTAATTTCCTCGATTTCTCGGAGCTTGTCGTACATCGACAAACCGACCCAGCGTTGCGGTTGCAGCCATCCTGTACCACTAGCGAACGGCACCCGAGCGGTCGGCCAGTTCTGCAGCACGTCGCCGCCGCTCACACCGCCCGCGTAGAGAATGCGCCGACGCTCCGAGAGCCCGTCGCCATCGAAGTCGATCAAAACGTACAGCTCGAAAATCTCAATCATGCGCCGCGAGTCGTCGCCATGATCGAGCATGACCGGGTTGCTGGCCTCGCCACGGTCACGGCTGCGCGACACGATACGATTGTCGCTGTCAATCGACGCGAGCTTGTTGACGCGGCTGCGCGGAATGCCGCGCAGTATCAGGTCAGACACCGACAGAAAATAGCGCTCGCCGCACATGGGCGCGGACTGTAGGTCGATGCTGTCGTATTCCTCGGTCAGCAGAAAATTGATTGGATCAGTCGACTCGACCGTGAGCCGGCGGTGCCGGGTCGTTGTCTTGACCGTCACGTCGAGCAGCTCGTCGTCGTCCTTGTTGCGCCTGGTGCTGGTGATTTCGCGCGTCTGCTCTGGCGCGACCTGTTTCGTTGCGTCGGCCAGCTCCAGCGCGTCGAGCCCCTTAAAGCGGCTGAACCGAACCTCGATGATTTCCTCGGGGTACACCTTGAGGATTCCGTTCCTCAAGACGAGCGCGTTCCGCACCGCTTCCTGGATCACCGTATAGCCAGGGTTGCGGTGCCGTAGTACGTCGTTACATACCAGCGTTTCAACGCGCGCCTGGTCGACGTCGTCGGCACCGTCCGCGACCCATTTCGCAATCTCGTCGAAATCGAACGCCGGTATTACCTGCGCGACGACGGCCTCGACCATGTCGGCGACGTCCTGCGATACCGCACCGCTGAGCCCGTCCGTTTTTTTCGGCTTGTTGCGCCCGTAGTAAGAATCGAGCGCGTCGCGCAGATTCTCCTGGAGCGCGTGTGACTCAAACCAGGTCGAATGTGTGATATGCGACTCGATTACGGTGTTCAAGGTCGCCTGCGTCATCTGAGTCATGCGCGAAACCTCTTCTGGTACTCAATCGGCTTGCGGCGACCGAGCCCGCGTTTTTCATATTCCGCGAACGCATTGATCGAGACGGCCAGGTCGAACGACCAGTCGGCGACCGGCGCGGTCGAGAACGTCTGCGTCGAGCTGTCGTATGTGGCGCGCACCTGGCGCAGCGCGTCGACCGCGTCGATCCCGGCGTCGAGCGACAGCACCGAGCGCGTCAGCAGCATTTTCGTAATCTGAACCTCATCGACGAAGTCGTCGCGGCGCGGCATAAGCGGCCCCTTGAGCCCGAGTTTCCGCATGACCTGGAGCCGGTACGGTGTTTCCTTTTTGCTGACCGCGCGCGCGCCGGCGTGATGGCCGTATACGACCGAGCCGATCACGTAGGGTTTCGCCTTGATATCCTTGACGACCTGGTCGATCCGCGTCTGCTGCCAGCGGTGTGAGTCGATCAGGGTCGGCTGGCGGTCCTTGACCTGCCAGTACGTCACGGCGATGGCGTCACCGGCACACAACGAAATCGCCACGTCGACCTGGTCGTCGGGTCGCCAGAGGTCGCCGCGCAGCAAGCGTTCGTCGAGCGACGCCTGCTCCATTTCCGCCTGAAAGTAAGCGCCCGGCAGGCCCATCGACCAGTCGCAGAGAAATTCACGGGCGAATTCTGACCGCGACATTTCACGGCGGAGCGCCGCCAGCTCGTCGGGTTCGATGATCCCGGTCGTCAGTGCCGTATGCAGGTGCGACGACCATCCCGGCGTTTTCGCTTCGCCCAGCGCATACAGGTCGGTGAACAGCGACCGCCCGTAAGGTGTGCCGATGAACAGCGCGCGGCCGAGCCGGTCGGCGAGCATGGGGCGGAATACCTCGCGCCAGGCTCCCGGCGCGATCTGCCCGGTTTCGTCCAAAACCATGTTGTCAGCGTAGCGACCCCGATGCTTGTCGGCACCGTCGGCCCCGATCAGCAGCACACGCGGCCCGTGAGCATATTGCACAAACAGGTCGGTCGCGTTGTAGGTGACGTCGTCGTCGACCGTGAGCTGGTGGATCAAGTCCCATGCGACCGATTTCGCCTGGTTGCGAAACGGGCAGATGTAATAATTTCGGGTCGTCGGATCGTCAGAGTCGCGGGCGTGGTCGGTCAGCCATTTCAGAGCGTACCAGGTCTTGCCGGCGCGTCGATGAATACACGCCGTTATGAAACGAGCAGGATCGTCGTCAATCTCCTGCTGAAACTCGCGGAGCTGCAAGCCGCATATCCTTTGCCGACGTCCCTGGTCGCCCGCCAGCCTACGCCGAATCGCAGCCAAAAAAAAGGCCCGACAAGCGCCGGGCCTAGCTTCCCTTTGAAGGGGGGAAGGGAGTCGCAGAGACTCGGTTACATCATACCAGTCACCACCACCACCACAACGACCAGGAAGAACAGCATCGCGAACCACTCTCGCGACCATGCCCACAACCAGGCCCGCCGGATCGAGCGCTTGATCCTGCTCGACCTGGTCGTCACTTTGCGCGGTCGCATCGAGCTACTCACTCGTCGCCCTCCCAAAACTTCGCGAATTGCGCGGCTTCCCGCTCGGCTTTCTGGTCGGCTTCCCGCTTTTTCTCCTTGTCAGCGGAGCGCAGTCCCGACCAGGCACCCCATATCACAGCGGCAACGAACCACGTCCACATCACCTCACCGACTCCAGGTCGTCGATCACGCTCCGCACGTACTTCGAGAGCGAGAGCCCGGCGCGCTTCGCCAGCCTGACCATCTTGGCCCGTTGCCGGGCCGTTACGGTTACGTGGATGTGAGAGTCGAGCCCTTTGCGCGCCGGCCCCTGGTGCGCCGTGCGGCGCGTCACTTGACACTTCCCGGCGCTGGCGATAGCGGGTTCATCAGGCGTTCACCGACCAGGTCGCGCGGCTCGCCCTCGCGCTCGTCGTTCTGCCAGGTCGTAAGCTCGGCCTTGACCTCGGCAAGCTGGCCCTCCATAAACATGCGGCTCTCGTTGGCCTCCGATTCGGCGTCGCGAGCCGTTTCCAGGTCGGCGAGCAGGCCGTTTACCCTTACGGCGTAATCGTCGCCGATATGATCGCGCGCGGCGCGCAATCCCTCGCAGGCTTTCTCGGCGTTGATCGCGCGATCCAAGCGCTTTTCCGAGAGGTCGTAAAGGTTCTGGTAGTTCCGGCGCTGCTCGTCGAGGTCGGTGCGCAGCCGGTCGGCCAGGTCGGCCTGGTCGTCGATGCTAACGACGGGATGGCCGAACAGTGTCAGCCCGAACTCGTCGCCTAGGTCGTCGCATACCGTGACGCTTGTCCAGGCCGTGTCCTCGCCGGTGACGCGCTCAATCGTGAGCTTGGTCGCATAGAAAATGTCGATAGATTTTTTCATCTCAGGTTGTCCCTGTACGTGGCAAAAGCGCCACGCCGGAATTATGACATAGCAGCACCCTTTATGTAATAGGTACTGGCCCCGTCGAATTAGGCGCTGCGCGCGTGTGTGTGTTTACTTCTTTTGTATGACAGCGCAGAGTGAGCGGTGCCGTGGTGGCAGGCCGGCGCGGCGCTACAAGTCCGGCGATCTTTACACCCGGCTCGGTTGGGCCTACCGGGTTCAATGGGACGGGAAAGGACGGGTACTTACTTGCTCCGAACAAGCGGAGGGGTAAGGGGTCGTCTTTTCCCCTCTCCATTGAACCTCCCCAAGCTGCCGACTTTTTCCTGGAATTCAGAGTAAGAAAGAACACACACACCCGCGCAGCGGCCGGTGGTGCTACAATCGCGCGCAAGGGAGCCACCCCCATTCGGCCAGGACCGTTTTCCCGTCCCTGGCGAACCCCCTGGTCGGAGGGGGGCTCCGCACCAGCCAGGGAACGCCAATGGATCAAACCGACCGGCCCCGCTTCGACCGGGCCATTTCCAAACTACTCTATGCCCTCAACGGAACCGCCAAAGTGTCCGGCACTATCGCCGGCGCTTACTGGTCGATCCTGCGAGGTTTCGACTGGACAGCAGTCGCCGCCGCGATGACGACGGCGCTGCGCGACAAGACCAGCCACGTCACGCCGGCCGAGCTGGCGCAGCTTTGCCGCCCCGATCCCGACCAGACCCGAGCCGCTGCCGACGTCCGGCGCTCGACAGAGTTACAGCACCGACTCGACCAGGCCGACAAGAACGCGGACCTGGCCGGCGAGAAGCGACACGGCACGGCCTGGTTTACGCCCGAGTTTCGCGCGATGCTCGACGTCGCCAATATGGAATTCGGCCGGCGCTGCAATGGCCGGCCATCCGGCGGGCTCCGGTTCCCGACAATCGACGCCAAAGGTTACGACGGCCGGTTCGACTATATGGCCGTGGTTCAGGCCACGCCGGTGCCGAAAGGGAAACACCCCGACAAGCACTCGCGAGCATGGGAATACTTCTGGCAGCTTCTCCGCGAGGAATTCGAGCAATATCAATCACTTAGCAACACCGCTCCAGACGCGCTGTAAAGCCGCTGGTTCGACGCAAGGCCCGACTGATAGCAG